GTAATGCGCGGCCAAGAAAGGCGCGTGGAGCATGAAAGACAAACGCATAACCATTCCCATCAGTGCAAGTATTGATGACATACGGGGCTTTATTGCCGAGCAGACGGGCATTCAGATGACCTATTCGCAAGTGATTAATCATCTGATTCATTTTTACATTAAGCACGCCAATGAGCCGCGGACCAAGTGGGCGCCGATGTTGCGGGAAAAGGGGAACTAGGATGACGGATAACGAGCGGGAATTGGATCTACAGGTTGCGGAGTTGTCACATGAAAACCGTGTTTTGAAGATACAGTTGGAAAAGACGGTTGAGGAGGCGCTGCACTTGCGCCATAAGATTGAACATATCTATGCGTTGGCGGAGCTGGCGCTACAGGATAGGAGAATGCCAAATGACAATGCAGACTTTAATTGAGGGGTTAAACGGCACAAATGCTGACGATATCCAGTTTGGGGGGACGCACTACAAGGATATGGCGATTCAGCCGTGGACGGTGATGGAAGCGGTGCTGACCCATGCAGAGTTTGTGGGGTACTTGAAAGGCAACATCATCAAGTACAGCCTACGACAGGGTAAGAAAGATAGTCCGGATGCAGAAAAAGCCCGGCATTACATCCAAAAACTGAATGAAATTAATGGGGGTTGGTTATGAGGGATGAGGACTAAGTTACTTGGCTTCGCCCCAGTTCGGTCCGACTTCTACGTCAACCCGGCTGGGGACAGCAAGCTGAACAGCATTAACCATTAATTGAGACGCTTCTACAGCGTCTTTTTTATTGTCCACGCTCAGGACAACTTCATCATGGACTTGCAGCAGCAGGCGGTGGCCGCTCTTCCACAGCTCCAGCATGGCTTTCTTTGTCTGGTCGGCAGCCGAGCCTTGGATTAGTCGGTTCAGGCCCTTGTAGGTACCGGAGCGCTTGATCCGTTGTCCGTAGGCAATGACGGCTTGTTCATGCGGCAATGCCTTGTTGACGCCCCATTCAACGGGTTCCCAGAACGGGAAGCGGCATTTGCGGCCCAACAGGGTACGAATTGCGCCCCCCGTTGCGGGATGCTCGATGCGTTTCATCACGGCATTGACCGTTCCCTTCAGAAACGGCACATTTTGGTGGAATTTTCCAATGAGTTCACTGGCTTCAGTCGTGTCCAGATCAAGTTCATTGGCTAATTTACCCTTTCCCATGCCGTACATCAGGCCCAAGCCGATTGTTTTGGCTTGTTTTCGCTTAATCCCGGCCATATCGGCCACCATTTGGTGGAAATCCGTGTCGGGGTTGCTCTGATAGGCGCTGACCATGCTGTCGGAGCCGGGCAGGCCCAGTAAGCTAGCGTAGTGGACCAAGAGCCGTGGTTCTTGGGACGAGAAGTCACAGGAGGCCCAGATCTGCCCTTCTTCGGGCAGGAACAGTCCGCGCACCATGGGTCCGATAATTTCGTGCCGAGCGGGTACTTGTTGCAGGTTTGGCTGGGCCATGGACAGGCGTCCGGTGACCGTGCCGCCATCATCCGAGCGCATTTGGTTGACATGGGGGTGAATTCGCCCAGTTGTCGCGCTGAATTCAAGGTACGGCTGCAAGAACGTGCTGTGTGTCTTGTTTGTTTCCCGGGCCTCGACGATTAATTTAGCAATCGGATGGCTACAGGAGTCCAAAAACCCTTTTGTGAAGCTCGGTTGGCCGTTTGGGGTCTTCAGATAGGACAGATTGAGCTTGTCAAATGCGTTGGCGATGCTTGCTGCGGCCCAGATATCGACGTGGGTGCCTGCCATTGCTTTAATTTCTTTGTGGATCTGCTTCTCGCGCTGTTGCAGCTGCCCGATGAGGCGCTCACATTTCTCCCGGTCAAACCGAATGCCCTTGTAGGTCATGTCCATCAGAACAGGGAAGACGTCTGTTTCAAGCTCGAAGATGGATTCCACTTCTTCTTTGCGCAGCTGGGTCTTCATGTAGTGCCATAGTCGCAGGGTCAGCGCAGCATCTTGCTCGGCATAGTCGCCGACATACATGGCTGGGAGCTTCCACAGCTCCTTTTTGGGATGCACCCCGAAGTCGCTAGCTGCTTGTTTTAGGCCCTGCTCTGATTTTGTTTCCTTTAAGTAATCAAAACCAAGGGAATTGAGGGCAAAACTGAATCGGTTTTCATCAATCAGGGGGGCTGCGAGCATCGTATCGTAGATCCGCCCATTGATTTCAAAGCCTGTTGCGCGGAGCCAGCCGCAATCATAGGCGGCGTTGTGCATGATCTTGTCGCAGGGAAGCTGCAGGACGTCCTTTATCCAGCGTTCTACGCGTTTTTTATCAAGGTTCCCACCTCCGCCATGGGCAACGGGAAAATAACCGCTCCAGCCGTCTACAGCGATGGCGTAGCCAATAATATAGCCGTCATTTCTAGGCCAACCGGGCCCAAACTTCTCCATATTAGGATCGCAAGTCTCAAGGTCAATTGCAATTTCCTTCGCGGTTTCAAGGTTCGGGAATACTTCTGGTGCTACCCACTCAGTGGCGGCGGGGAACATAGGCATGGTTCTCACAAACGAAATCCTTTTTCTGTATTTTGCGGCATTACTAGATGCAGTGATTGTTTGGCACGGGTCACGCCGACATAAAACAACCGGTGGATGTTGTCAGCGTTGTGTGCGTATTCTTTTGCAAACTTTGGCGATAGGTCCATGAGCAGTAGGACATTGTCCGCCTCCCCGCCCTTTGCGCCGTGGATCGTGGACAGACGTACTCGCCGCATATCCGAAATCTTATTCCCCCGTTTTAACACAGCTAGGAGGTAATCGCGCTTGTCCTCAGCAATTTTAGTCAAGGCCTGATGCCAGATGATATCTGTTCGCAGGCCATGGTGCTCTTTAAGGGTTGCAAGGTCGTAGTATTTTTCTGGGTCACCAGATTTAAATGTTTTGTGTCCGCGGTCAACGGCTTCCGCATCAAGGTAACGATACACAGTCTTGACTTCGTTGTAGCCGATGGGGACGCCTTTACGCAGCCGTTCCCAGCTGGTCACGGCATTAATCACTGCATCGGTGAGACTAGGCACACCGTTTCGTTCAAAGATAATGCCCATGGTTTTAAGCCACTCGTGTACCGGGTTCAGCAGATAGTTGGTACTGCCGAGAATGAGCCATTGTCCTTGGTCCACGGGTACATCTTCAAAACGTCGGTAGGTAAGAACTGATCCTTCAAACTCGCGAGGGCGCCATTCTTTTTCTTGGCGGTGTCGGATGCGCTGCACAATTCTTCCGGCCAATTTGTGAACGGTAGCGGGCACGCGGTAGGATTGGTTCAGAACCGTGATGTTCCCGGCAAAGGACAAGAAGCTATTGACGTCAGCCCCGGCCCAAGTAAACACGGCTTGGTCGTCGTCGCCTGCAATGAATGTTCTTGCAGAACGTTTGGCGAGTTCTTCGACCATGCGCCATTGCAAACGGGACAAGTCCTGTGCCTCATCGACAATCAGTACATCGAGCTCAGGCAGGCGCTCGCTCTCGACGGTGATTAATTCAAGCAAGTCGGTGAAGTCCAGTAAGCCGCGGCTTACTTTGTAGTGCCGGTAGCTGCGTTCAACAAACTCAAAGTGATGCCACTCGATATCCAGATTGGATTGGTTGTAGTGCTTGCGCAGATCAAGGCCCTTGATGCGTGCAAGGTTGATCTCGTTGAGGATTGGGTTATCGCTTTTAACGAAGTCCAGCTCCTCGTCCCGTGCAACAGAAATTTCAATCCCTGTTTGTGCCGCAAACTCTTTGTAGTGTTCGGGCTGCATCATGTCATCGGTGCGCACGGCAAGACAGTGGAATGCAAGGCTATGCAGGGTTCGGAAATACGGGAAGTCCGTCTTAGCGTTTAGCTTTGGAAACTTTTGGATGGCACGGTCGCGTGCTTCGTTAGCCGCTTTTCTAGTGAAAGAAAAGTAGCCAATTCGCGCAGAAGAAACGCCACTTTCTAATTCGTTGTCCACCACGTTAAGCAGGTATGTTGTTTTGCCTGCCCCGGGTGGGCCAAAGATTTTGTGGACGTTGCTCATGTTAGAACGGGCTACCTTCAACACGTTTAGTCTGCGACTCGAACGGCGAATCCTGTTTATCAAAACTCGGTATGCGCCAGCAGCGCACGGTGCGGCCTTTGATGAACATGGACATCGGCTCGCCGCCTAGATCGCGTAACCGCTGGGCCATCTTTGGTGCAGTGAGACCAAAGAAGTTATTGCGCTTCAAATGTGCTTCGAGGTCCTTGATCCGGAAATAGGTTTTCACCTCATCCTCATCGCGCCATGGTCGGCCCATCATCACTTCTTCGCGGTCCAATGCCTGTTGCATGTGCGTAGTGAATTCTTCAAGCAGATCAGTAAAGCGGCCCGTGATGCTTGTATCTTCGCTGGCCTCAGTGATCTGCTCAGTCTCCACCATTTCTTTTAGCAATGCATTCAGAAGCTGTTCCCAGTCTTGCTTGCGCAGTGTTGGCGGCACAAGGTTTAACCGCTCAAGGCATGCCTTCTGAAATGCGGCTTGGTTGTACAGGCTATCGGTATCGAGCTCTACACGTCGACCATTGATATCAAGAAACCACAGCGGTGGCTCGCTTGCATACTTCGACAGTGACGATATCTGCGGTGCATCTGGTCCTGCTGATCCAATACCAAACTTTCGTGTGCGGCATAGACCGCTGTTGCAGAAAGAATTCAGCGGCATGTCTTTGCACTTGTACTGATATTCTTTCTTGCCAACTTGTTTTAGAACCAGTTGCACTTCATTATTGGGAAGAGGGGGTGAAACATATTTGAAGTTGTATTCAACCATCTTGTCTTCCCAATCGGATTGGTACGCCTTCTTGAGATAGATACCAATGTTGAAAAGTCCGTTGTTACGAGTCCCTTCCGGAAATCCTTGGGCGCATAAAGCCTGTAGACAAGGAGGGCCGTCTTTAATGGGGCTTTCCGCTTGCGCAGGCGGGTCAGGTACGCGTAAAGGAAGACTTTGGACCTTTTGCTTGTATATCTCGAAGAATTCTTCCAGCGTGGCAGCTTCCCCATTTTCTTTAAATGCGTAGCGCGTCCCATTGTCTCCTCCAAAATAGGGCAGGTTTAAGAAGTTGCCGGTGTCCCCGCGGTCCACCAAAATCTCTGCTTGCTTTGGAAATATTTCCCGGCCTGCTTCGCCCAACAGTGAAGCGGCATTTTTTAAGAAGTCCTGCATTTCGGCAGCAGGGACCGGTTCTTCTGTAAAAAGAAAAACGTGGGCGCCACCGGATTTACTTCGGCAGACGACCATGGGTAGTTTTAAAGAAGCTACTTTCTCAACCAAGCCTTTATGGTCGAGAGGATACTGATCGATATCGATACAGCCCCAAATACAAGTGTTATCAGCGCGTATAGGAATAATCCCAAGAGATGGATCGATCCCATCCAGATGCTTTTGCCATAAGTCATCTGTTGGGGGCTTCCTAACCACCGTGGCCTTACCGGCTTGTTTTCCATCGCCCCGCTCCGACTTAATGATGTATGTGCCATAGGCAATATCGAGGCCAGCAAATATTGCCTGAAATTGTTTTAGTTTTTCAGTCATCGACTTTCTCTATGGGAAGCGGGGGAACGCGAACGTTCCCCCCGGTACTTAGAATGGCGCGTCTACGACGGATGCCTCTGCTGTTTCACCTTCGTGCTTCACCTTGACCTCGCCCGAACCGATTTGCTGCGCAAACGCCTTCGCGGCTTGATACACATGCATGTCGTCAACTGGGCCGATACGCTCGATCTCCCATCCAAACCACTTGCCCTTGTCGTTTGACTCGGCCTGTGTGGTCAGGCGGTACAACTGTGAATACATGGGCGGCGTGTAAGCACCGTTCTTCCCCATCATCTTCGTGCTCATCATCATGCTATTCCACTTGCGTGATTTCTTGAGCTGTGTTGACTTCATCACAATTAGCGCAGGCTCAGGCATTCCATCATCATTGATGAGCATGACGTAGTGGTTCGCCGTGTTCTCAATGTAGTTACCGTTGTCCAAATAATCCTTGTTGTCGCCCGGTTCGCGGTGCGTGCGGCTTAGAACATCAGACGTGGCGGGGTAGATTGCCAATGGTGCACCTGATCCGCTACCGCGGGGCGCCCATTCAATGTACTGACGCACATATGCGCAGGGGATTACAACAACGCCTTTCTTGCCATCGTACAGCTGGTTTGAAACAGAGTTCATCAGCATGCCGGGCATTGCGCCATCGACTTCGCCAACCTCTGGCGAAACATTTGTTAGCAGTCTCAGGAACGGCAGGGCAAAATCGTCCTGCTGCATGCCCTCAAAACCGCTTGAAGCATCTGCTTCAAAGTCACTTGCTAATACCATTGCGTTTTCAGATTTAACTGCAACTTCGTTCTTTGTAGCCATTTTCATTTTCCTTTAAGCTGATTTAATTGTTGCCTTCTGGCCCACGTATGCGCCAAAAAGCTCTGTGGGGAACTCGGCACCGCGTTCCACCATTTCGCGAACCCAAGCCTTTAAGGTTTGTGGTTCGACCTTTTGCGCTTGCTCGACAGGATAGTTCTGCTCACGCAACAGGTTCAGTAGGGTTTCGCACAACTGGTCTTCGCCCCGACCAAATCGCACGGAAACCGTGTTCTTGATAATGTCATCAAAGCCGTTCTCGCGAAGCCACTCGTAGGCAGCTGCACGGTTAGTTTCTTTGATGCTTGCGCTGTAAAACGCCTTCACGTCAATCTGTGAGCCATCCTCCATTTTGAATGCGGTCATGCCTAGTTCAGCAAGCATTGATGGAATGGTTTCTTCCAACAATTTGCGCTGCTGTTCTTTGCGCTCTGACACAACAGACTCAAGCTCTTTGATCTCGTTGTCCAACTCTTTTGCACGCTTGGCTAGCTTACCAACTGAAGACAAGTCTTCATTCTTGATCTGCAAAGCACCAGCGTCTTGTTCAAAAATATCAGCAATTTTAGTCATCTCTTTCTCCATTCTCGGTTACGTTGATCTTGACGGGGATATACAGCTTTTCACGTCTATCCCACTTCAAGGCGGTGTATCGGCCTCCATTGAATGCCGCCGCTACTGCACATACTAATCCAATTGCGACGGGATCGCCAGTCAAAAGCAGAAAATCTTTATCAGTGAATTCCCTAAGTTTACGGCGCAGGGTCCGGATCGCAGGGGACGTAGAAAAAGCAATCTGCATATTGGCAGGCAGGAGTACCTTTAGCTCACCAAACTTCATTGCCGAAGCAATGTCATGGTTGGGCATCTCTTGAACTACATATACATTTGGCACGTTAAGTTATCCTTTCTTTAAACGAGTTGCTAGTGTACAATATTTTTCCAAGCTGTCAACAGCTTTTTTAAGAAAGGAAGAAAGTCATGGATTGGTTTCTAGAAAAGTACCCATTTAAAAACACTCCGTTCGTCCACCAAGCCGCATATTTACAGCGTTTTTGGGAAACGCCGCATGTTGCGCTGTTAGCGGATATGGGTACAGGAAAGAGCTTCATGCTCATCAACAACGCTGCACTTCTGTACGACAAGGGCAAGATCGATTCGATGCTGATCGTCGCACCAAAGGGGGTGTACCGAAATTGGTATAAGAGCGAAATACCTA